TAAGTTTTATTAACAAAGAAAACCAACAGTTTTCTTGGTAATACCAATAAAATTGTTTATCTTTGCACTCGAAAAACGTTAGCAATAACGTTACAACGCACAAAAGTAAATAAAAAAGTTGAAATAACAAAATAAAATTTCAAGAAAATGAAGACAAACAGCAAGATGGCAAACAATCGCCAGACAACAATTAAGGTACTCGGAATCAACTTCAAGGTATTCAACGCAGCACCACAGCGCAGGAACGCAATGGCATACGACCTTCGTACAGGCAAGGGGTACACCATCAGCTGTGGCAGAATCGACATCACAGACAAGGATGATGTCGAAGCCAGAATCTTGAAGGTTTTAACATGGAAATAAATTAAACAAAATAAAAAGGAGAAAAAATGACAGAGATTGATTTGATGACTCCAATGGAGAGGAAGAGAAAGGAGCGCAACGAGGCAATCATCGCAGAGTTCAAGGAGCTCGCACCAAAGCTCACAGCGCAGGGAATGAAGCCATACCGCATACTGCGAGCATTGGCTGAGAAGCATGGAATCACCACCAGCGGTGTCCGTTTCATTCTGGTCGAGGCAGGCGTTTATGAGACTGCCGAGAAAGTAAGTAAATCACATTAACAAAAAAAAGACAGGAGGCAAGACATGAAAAAGATTGAAAGAGGAATCATGTGGGCAGCAGCGATATCAGCCCTGGTTCTAGGAATCACGCAGACAGCGACCGCCATCATTCGAGGCGAATGGTTCATGGCTTTTGTTTTTGCGGTGTTCATCGCAATAAGCAAAGGGATGATGGAAGCCCTGGACGCTAAGAAGAGAAAGGAGGCATCCGATGACGGAGACGCAGCCTAACATCAACCCAGCAGGACGGTACACCATCGCCAAGACCTGCGAGATTCTGCAGATCAACCGCACCACCCTGCACCGCCACACCAAGAAGGGTCACATCAAGGTTTACTACCGCAAGAGTACGAACCGACCATTCTACAAGGGGCTGGACATTTTGAAATTTTGGCAGATTGCCATATAACATAAGTTTAACGTTTAAATAGAAGAAATTATGGGATTATTTAGTAACAAAGAGGAAGAAGAGAAGAACGAGTTCGGATTCATCGGAGCTTCAGAGTGGATGAATGAACAGGCGAAGACAGCAAAAGCCTTCAACGAGGAGGACGATAAGATGGCTGGACAGAACAAGCCAAAGCAGGCTCGCCTCTTCATAGCCATCGAAGACAACGGCAAGACAGACAGCGTAGCGATGGCTATCAAGACGAACGACCCGAGACTTTTAACCAGAGCACTCTATAAGATAGGACAGAAGGACGAGACATTCGCCAAGTTCCTCAAGCTCGCAGCAGCAAAGCTCGGTTTCATGGAGAAATTGGAGCATGACAATGAGATGACAGCAGGCTCGAAAGAATTAATGAAACACTTAATAGAAATCATTTAATACAGCAACATGAGAATAGAATTCAAAGCCATCACCATTAAGAACTTCAAGGGAGTTCTTGGCGAGAGAACAATCAACTTCAACCCAACGCTCACCCAGATCATGGGAGCGAACCACGCAGGCAAGACAACCATCGTGGATGCAGTACGCTGGGTATTGTTCGACAAGAACAGCGAAGGAATGCAGGTCTTCGGCATTGACCCGAAAGACGAGAACGGACAGGTTATCCACCACCTCGACAATACCGTAGTGCTGGAATTGACAGCAGACGGAAAAGACTACAAGCTCGAAAAGGTAAGAACAGAGACCTGGACGAAGCCACGCAAGCAGGAGGAGGCAGTGATGAAGGGACACACCACCAAGTTCTTTGTCAACGAAGACAAGTACACTGCGAAGGACTATGCGGCATTCATTGACAGCCTCTGCAAGGAGGAGCTTTTCAAGATGCTGACAATGCCTTCATACTTCCCGAACCTTCCAGCAGAGAGCCAGCGCAAGCTGCTGATTAAAATGGTCGGCAACACCAGCGACGAAGATATCGCAGGTGACAACGAGGACTTCAAGGCATTGCTTACGACCCTGGCAGGTACGGACATTCAGAAGTATCGAGAGCAGCTCCGATACAAGATTTCCGAGCTGAAGAAGGAAATCGAGCAAATACCAAGCCGCATCAACGAGAACACCGAGGAGCTGAAGAAGCTGGAGAAAGACAAGCCGAACTTCGAGCTGACAAGAAAGAGAGTCAAGGAAATCGAGAAAGGCATCGAGAACATCGACAAGGAGCTCACGGACTTAAGCCGCACCGTAGATTCCGACTTCAACGAGCGCACAAAGGAGCGCACCGAGATAAACAAGCTCAAGCAGCGCATGCAGGATATCATACAGAGCTACCAGGATAAGAACACGGCAGAAGAGCGCAAGCACAAGAAAGCCATCGACGATGCAAAATACGAGCTCGAGGTGACAGACAGATCCATCCGCAACGCCAAGGCTGCGGTCGAGGATGCGGAAGCGCAGCTCAACAAGATAGCAATCGCAAGCGAAGACTTCAAGAACCGCTGGAATAAGCTCGACCAGACCACATTTGCATGGGACGACAACCAGGAGGTCTGCCCTACCTGCCACCAACGCCTCCCACAGGAAGACATAGACCGCATGAAGGCAGAGATGGAGGGTAACTTCAACGACAACAAGAGCAAGCAGTTCGATGCAATGTACGAAGAGGCAGCCCGAATAAAGAAGCGCAAAGCTGACGCAGAGGCAACCATCAAGACCGCCAAGGACAACCAGGTAAAGCTGGATCAGCAGCGCACGGAGCAGGAAGAAGCCTTGAAGAAGGCGCAGGAAGCTCAGCCGAACCTCGTCTATCACACGGACGATGAGGAATACCAGCAGCTGCAGATGGACGTGAACACAAGAACAGCAGCCCTTGAAGCAAGAACCGCTGAAGAGACAAGCGATACCAGAGTGCAGCAGGAAGCCAACCTCAAACAGCGCAAGGCTGAGCAGAACCGACTCCGAGACGAGCTCCGAGATGAGCTGGCGAAGGAACAGCGCATCACCGACAAGCAGAACCGCATCAAGGAGCTGGAGGACAGACAGAAGAACTTGAACCAGCAGCTAACAGACCTGGAGAAGCAGGACTACACAGCCGAGCAGTTCACCATCGCCAAGATTACAGACCTGCAGACAAAGGTCAACAAGCTCTTCACAAACGTTCAATTCCAGATGTTCGAGCCATTCATTACAACAGAGGGAATCAAGACGACATGCGAATGCACCATGCACGGCACGCCTTACAGAGACCTCTCGACCAGCGAGAAGATAAACGCAGGAATCGACATCATCAACGCAGCCTGCCGATTCAACGACATCTACGCACCTTTGCTCATTGACAACGCAGAGAGCATCACGGACATCTTGCCGACAAGAAGCCAGCAGATTCTCCTCATTGTTTCACGAGACAAGGAGCTAACGATAATTCAGTAACAATTTTAAAACGAAAGTGATTATGACACAAACATCTCAACAGGGAGGACAGCAGCCGCAGACGCAGCTCACCTCACAGAACGCAACCGCTTTAAAGCGCATGCAGGAAGAGACAACGCAACAGATTATGGACAGAGTAACAGGCTGGCAAGAGACAGGCGAGGTCGTCCTGCCAAAGGGCTACCACGTAGGCAACGCCATCAAACTAGCCTGGCTTTACCTTCAGACGGTAGAGAACCTGCAGCACCAGAAGGCAATCGACTACTGCACAAAGGACAGCATTTGCAACGCCCTCTTGAACATGGTCATCAACGGAGAATACCCACAGAAGCATTGCTACTTCATCATGTACGGCAACCGCCTCGAATGGCAGGAGCGATACCTGGGTAAGCTCATGCGAGCTAAGCGAGACACCGAAATCGGGAAGGTCAACGCCCAGGTCATCTACGAAGGAGACGAGTTCGTCTACACCATCGACGAGAACGGAGAGAAGCAGCTGGTCAAGCATGTACCGAACCTTGCAAACATCGACAACACCAAGATTCTCGCAGCCTACGCAGTGGTCATTAACAAGGACGGCACACGCCACATCGAGGTGATGACAAGAACGCAGATCCAGAAGGCATGGGAACAGGGAGCCATGAAGGGCAAGAGCGGAGCACATACAAACTTCACCGACCAGATGTGCATGAAGACCGTCATCCAGCGAGCCTGCAAGATTGCCCTCGACAGCACCGCTGACCCAGGCGATGACGACGACGACCCAAACCACTACGACGAAGCGACAGCAGAGCGAGAGGCTGCACAAGGCAGACAGGCTATCGATGCAGAAGCGGTGGAGGTCAAGGACGAACAGGTAGCCGCACCAGCTCCGAAGGGACTCGAAGCTAATGCAAGCTACATCGACATGAGCAATACACAGCAGCCAGCAGCAGAACCTGCTCCTGCTGCCAACGCAAACGCAGGGACAGGAGCCAGCAGAGCCTGCCCATTGCCATAACCATAGGAGGGAAGAGCAATGAAGATGACAATCCTCGGAAGCAGCAGCAAGGGAAACTGCTACGTCTTGCAAAACGACAGCGAAGCCCTGATCATCGAGGCAGGCATGAGCCTCGCAGAGGTCAAGAAGGCACTCGGATGGGACATCGCAAAGGTGAAAGTTTGCATAATCTCACACCAGCACAACGACCACGCAGGACACGCAGCCGAATACGAGAAGGCAGGAATACCGCTGCTGGCTCTCCCCTCCGTTATTGAAGCCAAGAACCTGGAAGCAACCACAACCACCGCCATCAAGGATGGGTGCGGTTACATTTACGGAGACTTTAGGATCCTGCCATTCAAGGTGAAGCACGACGTACCATGCGTAGGATACCTCATCGAGCACCAGGAGACAGGACGCATCCTGTTCTTCACGGACACCTACGCAATGCCTTACGATTTCCCGAACATCACACACTTCATGGCAGAAGCGAACTACAGCGACGAGATTCTCGACCACAACGTCCTCGAAGGCTACATACCAGCAGCACTCCGAAGAAGAGTTATCACCAGCCACATGAGCATCGACAACACCATCGGAATCTTGAAGCGACACGACCTCACCAAGACGAAGGACATCCTCCTAATCCACCTTTCAGATGGAAACAGCAACGAGAAGGAGTTCATCACCAAGGTGCGGAGAGCGACAGGTAAGACAACGAGAGCAGCCAGCCCAGGAATGGAGCTGGACTTCGACAAAGGATTTATTGACATTTAAATTTTACAACATGGCAGAAGAAAAAGAAGAAAAAATCAAAATCGTAGAGCCAGGACGAGAGAACGACAAGCTCACGAAAATGGCAGAAGGAGTCTATAAGACTATCGACGACTACAGCGAGAAGAACGAGCTGCACTGCTTAGTTCTCATGGCAGACAAGACAGGAAGCGCATCCTTCATCATCGGAGACGAAAAGATGATAGCCAAAGAGTTCAAGGAGCTCACAGGATATCACGAAGCATTCAAAAAAGTTTTAAACTTGATAAAGAAGTAACAACATGGAAAAAGAAGTAATTCAAGTAGAGATCCCAGCAGGCAAGAAAGCCGCATGGGTGGACGGTTTCCTCAAGCTCGTAGATGCAGAAGAGGAACAGAAGAAGGACGAACGTCCTATCACGGAGAGAGTGAAGACATTCGAGGATGCCTGCAAGGAGCTGGGCGAAGACCACAAGCTGGTACAGCAGTTCAAGGCAATCCAGGAAGCCATAGCAGAAGACAAGGAAGCCACGGCATACTTCAAGCTGGGCATCATTACTGCAGCACTCAACGAGGGATGGGAGCCAGACTTCACCAACGATGACGAATACAGATACTACCCTTACCTTTGCCTCTGGACGAAAGAAGAGCTGGAGAACAAGGACGAAGCATGGAAGGACGACCATAACCTCCAGCTGTGGCTTGGTGGCGGCGTCTCGAACGACGGTGCGTATTGCGGTCTCGCTTTTGCGAGCTCGAACTTCGCCTGGTCGATTGCGGATGCGAGCGTCTCGGCTCGGCTTGCACACAAGACAGAGAAGCTGGCAATTTACAGCGGAAAGCAATTCACGGAGTTATGGACAAATTACGCAACAGGAAAGGAGGCAACATCATGGAGAAATATCTAGGACTTGAATACGAAGACCTTGCAGAGCGTGAGCAATTCATCAAGGACAACGCAGACAGCATCGAGAACATGGGCTACACAAAGCCTATCCCAAGCGATCAGATAGAGAAATTGAAGGAAACCCTGGCAGATGCCAGCATCAAGAAGCTGGAGCAGGAAGAGGCGAAGAAGGCAGCCGTCCAGATGTACAACGAGGAAATCAAGGGCTACAAGCTCACCATCAAGGACGCAGCCGACAAGCTCAAGAGCAAATCGACATACGTAAAGGAGCCTTGCTACAAGCTCATCGACCAGCAGACAAGACAGGTCGGCTACTACACCAAGGAGGGTACGCTGGTCTACCAGCGAGCAGCACGCCACGATGAGCTGCAGCCTAACATTTTCAAGCTCAATCCTGCCAAGACAGGAACCGACGACAAGTAACATAAGTTTCACATAAAAAGAATTTAAAAATGACAAAAGAAGAGCGAGACGCAGCAACCAAGGCTGCAATCGAGAGAATCCAAGAATTGAACGAAAGTAATGGAGGATACTGCATCCGATTCGGAGAAGCCCTCCCACTTAAGGAGCCAAAGTACGTATCCATCCACGGTACCATCGACGCACCAGCACGCTGGGTAGAGAAGCGCAAGGACGACATCGTGTCAGCAGACGCACACGTCCTGGTGGACAGAGACCGAATGACCATCACGCTGAACACCGACGAGAACAGCGCATACATGGATCAGATTGTCGGCACGCTGACCCTCTCCACAGAGATGCAGGAGTTCGGCATCAACACAGGAGAGTACATGAGCTGCTTCGACATGGCAGACCGCATCAAGCAGCTCCGCACCTACTTCGAGACACAGCAGGAAGCCATGAAGCTGGTAACAGAGCTCCGCAGCTTCAAGGCTAAGATTGATAAGGAGCTGGAGCTGAGCGACGACAAGCGAGGCAACCAGAAGATCATGCGAGCACAGACGGTAGAAAGCAACCTGCCAAAGAGCTTCAAGGTCAACATGCCAATCTTCAAGGGAACCGAGAAGCGCACATTCGAGGTCGAGGTGGAGATTAACCCGAACGACCTCTCCTGCACCTTGGTCAGCCCAGACGCACACGACATCGTAGTGCAGGAGCGAGACAGCCAGATGGGCGGAGTACTTGTACGAATTGCAGAGGCTGCACCGAACATTGTGATTATCGAGCAATAACAACAACCACCGAGGGAGCCGCCACAGAGCGGCTCCCGAAAGTGATTACAATAAAATCAGAAACATGAGCAGGAATACAGACAAGAGTTCTATCGTCATCAATACGAAAGACGCAGAGAACATGCTGCAGGACTTCACCAAGGAAGAGGCTGGGGAGATTTTCATGGCTTTGCTCGCCTACGCCAACAGAGGCGAAGAGTTCAAAACCGACGACAGGTCGATGCGTACCCTGTTCAGAACGCTACAAGCCAACATCGACAGGAACAACGAGAAGTACGAAGAGAAATGCGAGCGCAACCGACAGATTGCCATGGAGCGAGAAAAGAAGAGAAAGGAGGCACGAGAAAAGGACAAAAAAGAAGAGCACGAACGTACACGAACGTGCACGAACGTGAACGAACGTGAACGAACGTCACCTATAGGGATAGAGATAGGGAATGAGATAGGGATAGGGATAGAGAATGAGATAAACAATAAAGAGTTTAATAATATTAAAGAGGCTAAAGCCTCTACGTCAGAAACAAGTTCTGACGCTGCAGCAGAGCCGCAGGCACAGGCGAAGAACGAGGAAAATCAAGCCAAGAAACAAGACAAGATAGACTTCGAGAAGGTGCGCCAGCAGTTCAACAGACTCATGCAAGACAAGGCAATCCCGAAGCTCAAAGGAAAAATCGCAGGACAGCGCAAGGCATTCTTTGAAGCACGAGTTCGAGAATACGGCATTACGTCTGCATACCGAGTGATGATTAAGGCAGCAGAGAGCGGATTCCTCAACGGAGGAGGAAGAAACGGATGGCTCGCCAATTTTGAATGGATATTCAGACCAAACAATTTTCCGAAGGTGCTCGATGGCTACTACGACAATCCGCAGCCACAGGTACCAACAGCAACAATAGGAGGTTACAACAATGGGACAGAAACACCAGCCGCAAGCGGTCGGACAATTAATCGCAACGAACAGAGGGCGACAGAACAGCGTGAGCGCATCCAGGGCTACGCAGGTGTCGCAAGCAAGTGGAGGCAGATTGCTGACAGCGACGCTGCAACGATGGGAAACGAGGGATAGCCTCCTTCAGACTTTCCGCATCGACAAGCAGATAGAGCTGACGAAAGACCCAGAGCGGTGCTACTTTCAGAACGCCCCCACCCTTTGGACGGTCAACCTTGCCTACGGATTCGGCACAGCGCAAGAGTGGCTGGCTTACCAGATAACCGACCTTTCGGAGTTCAGCGGAGCCAGGGACAAAATCACGGACAGGCAGCTCGACCAGATCATCCAGCTCATAACCGACGATTACGGATTTCTGAACATGGCAGAGATAATGCTTTTCTGCCGCAGATTCAAGAAAGGAAGCTACGACAAGTTCTACGGAAGCGTTGACCCTATCGCAATCATGCAAGGGTTGAACGTGTTCTGCAGGGAGCGCAACGAGGCATACGCCAAGAGAGACCGCCATCTGCAGGAGGTGAAGGATTGGGACGACATGCACAATCCGAACAACATGACTCACGAGGAGGCAATCATCATCAATCAGATGCAAGCCGAATACGCAATGAACACAAGAGAGCAGGACATGCTCACAGAACAGAAATACAAACAAGTTTAACAAGAAACAGAAATGGCAAGTTACAAGAATTTAGAGCGAATCCACGAGATCGCAGAGAGCCTCCCAAAGCTGGAGGACGCAAGAAAGTTATTGGCAGAATTTGGCAACGAGGTGAAAGTCATCGTACACAAGCCGAAAAAGGAGGAGCCAGGACGTTTCGTACAGGGAACGAGCATCATCCTGCCGAAGGACGTGAAAATGAACATTTTGAATGTTCTCAATTTGGAAATTAACAAGCAGAAGGAGGAGCTGAAAGGACTATGATGAAAATTTGGAACCCAGTGGAGGCATACCGTAAGGCAAGCCAGCACAACAAGAACGAACAGATCCGCCACGAGGCGAAGGTCAAGATTTGCATCGGTGACTACACCGACAGCAAGGGTGTAACATACACGGCATTGCTGATTGACGGAATCCCAATCCAACGCATTACAGCAGACAACATCGTCGAGAGCGAGCTGCTGCTGGACAGCGTCCGCAAGGAGTACTTCAACAAGCGAGCAATCGCAGGATAGGAAGGAGGCGAGCATGAACAATCAACAATTTTTCGAGAAGGTCGCCCAGATGCGCCAGCATCAAAAGACCTTCTTTCAAGCAAGACCAAGCTCGCAGGAACGTAAAGACGCTCTCATAGCGAGCAAGCGATTGGAGACGGAAATAGACCAGGAGATAGCGAGAGTGCAGGCAATCCTTGCCAAGAAAGACATCTTCCTGGTTCAGTACAAGGACGTGGACGGAAGCATCGCAAGCAGCCTGGTAGAAGGCTTCGACATGGAGACCCAATACCGCCAGGGCTACATTGTCGCCAACATCACAAAGAGAACCGTAACATACAACGGCAAGGATTGGGAGGCGATGACGCTAAAGCCAGGAAGCAGCATGCCAACCACCATGCAAGCGAAAGGAGGTGCAGCATGAGCAAGGCAGAGCAATACGTCCAGAAGCTGAAGGAATGCCAGCAGATGGATACAGAAGGAGGACACTGCGAGGCAGACAGAATCCTCCTGGACATCATCCGAAACGAGCTCGGAGAAGAGTACAAGCAAGTGATTGAAGAATACGAAGAGGTACCGAAATGGTACGCATAACCCATAAAACAAGAATAACATGGCAAAAACAAAAATGAAGAATCCGCAAGAGATTATCAGCACCAAGAAACTCCGCAACAAGGCAGCCAACGTCACAACCAAGGACGGAGAGGCATTTGTATGCGTGACAAAGACAAAAGACGAAAAGGTAGGGCTTTCATGGAAGGGAACGAAGCAAGACTTGCTCAACCTCCTCTTCACAGCCTGCCGCAACGACAAGCAGATGGCAGCACTCATCTGCAGAGCCGCAAAAGACCACATCGACTACTGCAAGGGCACGCACCAGGACTGGGTCAACTTGACAGCAGACATCGTTCAGCTCGACCAAGAGCTCGACACCAACCAGCATCAGGAAGGAGGCAACGCATGAACGAAGAAGAGCACAGAGAAAAAATGATTGACCGCAAATGGGGACTTCTTGATGCAATCGCCCAGGGCTACTGTCAGAACCCAGAGTTTGCAAGCACAGACTACGAGCCATTGGCAGACATGATTGTCCGAACAGCGAATGCGGTCACAGAGAGAATCCTGCAGGATCCCCGAATCAAAGCAACAGACGCTATCGAGAAAGGGGACGTCATCAAGAGCAAAACGAAGATGATAACCGTAGGAGTTATTAGCACTTCCAAGAATGGCTTGAAGATTTTCAAGGGAACCACCGACGATGAGCCGAAAGAGTTCTGCGGCATTACAGCCCTAGAGGTTGAATACATCAACGGAAGGAAGGTGCCATGATTGAGCCAAAGAAGATACGCAAGGGCGATGTTGTGGCAACCAAGCACCAGAGCATCATCGTAGAGAGAATAGAAGGCGAAGGCGAAAACCTCGCCTTCTATGGAAAGATTTGCAACAAATACGGATGCCCAAGTGGAAAGACAAGCATCCACCGACACATCTACGCCTCCGTAATTTACAGAGTTACACGAGGAGCGAAAGTCATAATGAAACAAAACGATTAAGAAAATGAAAAAAATCATGTTCAACGACAAATACGGTCTGACAAAGGCAGTATTAGAAGGGCGCAAGACGCAGACAAGAAGAATCGGCTACCAGGGAACGTTTAAGCGTTACTGCAACTGCGGATTCGGCTTGGAAGGAGCGGACAAAAACAAGCTCTTCATCAATGACGGCAACGAGGTGGTAGCCAAATCCAAGTTCAAGATAGGCGAAGAGGTGGCGATTGCCCAGAGATACATAGACCTGGACGATAAGTTCTACAGACTTTGCGGAATTTACAAAGGCGGCATGAAGGGGTACTACAACAAAATGTTCGTTAAGGCAGACTTCATGCCGCACCGCATCCACATCACGAACATTCGAGTAGAACGATTGCAGGACATCAGCGAAGGAGACTGCCTTGCAGAAGGCATCCAGGACATTGTGGGCAAAACGTACCCAGAGACGCATTTATATCGCATCAAGAAAGGTGACACCTGCTACGGTACGCCAAGAAAGCCATACAGCAAGCTCATCGACAAGATATCGGGAAAAGGCACATGGGACAGAAACCCACTCGTTTTTGTTTACGAGTTCGAACTTATCAAATAGCAGAGCCATGGAGGAAACAAAATACAAGCTCCAGCAAGCCGCAAGCGGAATGCAGGACACACAGGGCAGCACCTGGATCAACGCCTGGAACCAATACGGAACAGCATCCCTGTCCGAGGTACCAGGAAGAAAATAAATTTAAAACACTTAACAAAGCAAGAAATTATGGGAAAGAACAAAAAGCGCAACAGATGGAACAGCCAGCCACGCAAACAGGAGAATCCGCTGGCACAGCAGCAGAAAATGGTAGCACCAAAAGCGGTGCGTGATTATTGGGCGAACAACCTCACGCCAGACGAACAGGAGATATTCAACACCCCGATAGCGGTAGCACAGCAGGCAGGAGTCATGCAGCGACTCGGATATCTTACAGCCGCATTCCTTCACATTCACAGCGTACAGAGCCTCCTGTTCGGAGAGATGTAGAACATCGTCGAGGATTGGGGATTGCTCATCAAGGGAGTGCAGCCCGTCATCAATTCCCTGCTGAACAGCGAGGACAAGTTCTTCAACGTCATGCACGACCTGGTGAAGAACCAGAGCACAGGCATAAAGGAGACCTACACCCAGGACGTGGACGCATTGTTCGACAGAATCACCCGATGGGAAGGAATCCCAAAGGTCTGGAAGCCTGGCGACGAACAGAAGCTGGAGGGCAGAGCGAGAATGGACGACATCATCGGCAGCTTGAAGCAGGGAGTCTTGAAGCTGAAGGAGCAAGACATGGAGCCAGAGCCAAAGGAGGAAGCGAGAATCTTCTACGCCATCGCAGAGATGAACGAGGATGAGACAAGCACCATCATCGAGCAGGACATCGCCAACAAGGGTATGGCTGCCATCAAAGCCAGGAACCTCGCCAAGAAGAACCCCGACAAGATGTACGTCCTTTTCGAGCAGCGCATGCAGGTTCAAGAGACATGCCACATGACACCATTCAAGGCAGTACAGAAGCCAGCCGACCAAGACGAGGTGGTGAACGTAAAGATAGAACCAATGAAAAAAGGCAAGAAGCCGAAGGAGTAACATGAGCTACATAGACGAATTCATAAAATGGCTTGAACAGCCACACAAGCGAGAATGGAGACCGAAAGAGGTACACCTTCTCGCAGTCACGAACAAGAAGACAGGCAAGGTCTGCGATATTGCCGTGACACACGACGTCCCTCCATTGAAGGAGAGAAAATGGAAACTGCAATGCATGTACCCAGAGAGCGAATACAGCTACGAGCGCATGCAAACCGACATCAGAAACATAACAAAGCCAATGAGTGGAACAGGACATAGACTGCAGAGCACGCCATGCGCACATTGCGGTCACGCTTACGAGAGTATAAACACTTGGGTCTGCGGCAAGACAGGGAAGCCGATATTCAACGGCAACCCTCCATGCGATGACCTCACGGACAAAAGACAGGAGCTGAAATGGAAGAAAGAAGAGACAAAGAGTACATAATCGAGGTGACAGCTGACAAGGAACAGCAACAACAGGCTATCCTCCGTATTGCAATAGCAACAGGCATCGAAACCGAACGAATCGAAAATTGCATAGCCAAGCTGGAGAGCTGCCGAATCCTAACGGAAGAGCGCAGTATTTACGTGGATACCAGAGGACGCATTCAAGAAGATATCCGAGATTACTACTGCCCAGAGAAGCTGGAGGATAAAGGATACTACTACTGCACAACCGACATCGAGCAGGAGATCCTGGAGGAGAAGCTACAGAATAAGCTCCGTCGCTTCCATGCCAGCAGGAAGCATCTGCCAAGAACGGCTCCAAAGGCAAAGCCATGGAGCTGGAACCGAATAAGGAGCCGCCCGAACACCAAGCACGGCTACCATTAGCCGATACCTCCACCACCTCCTCCGAAATGAGGGGGAGGGTTTGGGAGGGGGTGCGTGTACCCACATACACGCAAGCAGGCGCACACCCACATGCACGCACACATACCCAAGCGCACACGCATAGGGAGCGCAGGCAGGCAGCACACAACGAACGGAATACAAACAGACAGACAGAAACAAAGGAGAAAAAGACAAATGACGAACATGGACGTATTGCTGATTTTAGGCATCGTCGCATTCCTGGCGATGTACGCAGCATGGATGTGGGACGAGGTGAAGAAAGCAACACCAAACCCATACGATAGCGAAGAGAGCCAAAATAAGGGCGCACAAGCGCACGAAATGACCTCGGACGAGGAAATACCAAGCAACGAAACAAAAACGCAGCAGGAGGCACGAAAATGAGCCACAAGGAACAAATTATCATCGGAATTGACCCAGACGTCGATAGAAACGGCATCGCAATGCTCGACATGAGCACCCACAGCCTACAGGTTCAGATGCTCACCTTCCCGAACCTCCTCGACTTCATCAAGGAGAAATACCGCCAATTCGCAGAAATTGACAAATGGGACTTCAAGGTCATCATCGAGGCTGGCTGGATGAACCGAGGCAACTACCACATACAGAGATGGCAGGGAAAGCAGGGCATCGCCAGCCTGGGCGTCGACCAAGGACGCAACGAACAGGTCAGCAGAACCATCGGGCAAATGATGGAGCATTGGGGCATCCCCTACGAGTTCAAGAGACCGCTCCCTAAGTGCTGGCACGGCAAAGACCGCAAGATCACCAAAGAGGAGCTGGAGGAAATAACTTTACAGAAGCTGGGCAGGCTCAACCAGGAGGGGCGAGATGCCGCCCTGCTCGCCTGGGACTACGCTGGGCTGCCAATGCGCATCACGAGCGCAACCCTCCGAGGGCAGCCTTCACCGAAAAACCCCATTTTTTCACGGAAATAGGCACAAATTGTGTTAATTTTCTCCCGAAAGTGATTATATTATAACCACTTTTTCTTAAATTTGCGGCATGAGACAGAAGCAAGACAATACAAAGGACGTCCGAGAGGAGCAGGAGCACCTCTCGGATTTCATGGGTGATATCGGAAACTTTGACCTCCCAGACCTAGACCTCAACCTTGTGGACTTCCTGCCATCGGACGAGACGGAGGAGACAAGGTACACCCTGCCAAAGGTGGTACCGATGAAGGAGGACTTCGTGATGTACGACAATGCCCAGAAGATGGCGAAGGAGCTGCGCCTGGGATTCGGGGAACGCTTCGATGCATTCGTGAGCGGTTCCTTCATATTCGGGGACTTCATCGAGGCATACCTAACGACCCAGCGAGCCTGCGCCAAGAAAATGACGATAAGCACGCTTTCGCTTAGCCAGAACAACGTGGACAGCCTGCACACCCTCATGGATAAGGGCTACATCGAGGAATTGAACCTCATCATCAGCGTTTATTTTTGGGGCAACGAGCGAAGAAGCCTGGTTCCATACATTTACAAGCAGCTGGACATTGGCGACCGATTCCAATTAGCGGTGGCAGGCGTTCACACCAAGACCGTACACTTCGAGACATTGGGAGGGCGCAAGATTATCATGCACGGCTCAGCGAACCTCCGAAGCTCTGGAAACATCGAGCAGTTCACCATGGAGGAGAACCCAGAGCTGTACGATTTCTACGATGACCACTTCAGCAGGATCCTCGACAAATACGCCACCATTCGCAAGCCGATACGCAACAGCAAGGCGTGGGATCTGTTCACACGCATGACATTCGATAAAAGTTAAATTTCAAAAACAAAGGAGAACGAGCCATGAGTAGTAGCGGTTCAGAACACAAGAGCGGAGGCAGCGTCCTCCACGGCAGCACCAAGGCATCTGGGCGAGCAAATAGCGTCCTGCCATTCTCCGCATTCAGCGGTGGTGCCGCACCATTTTAACAACAATTCCAAACAGGAGAGGCGAGCCTTGAAGAAGGGCTCGCCTTCACTGCTTAAACCAACGAAAGACAAAAAGCATGGACACGACAACAGCAGATATTCAGAGAAGGGACATGGACATCACCCAGCTCCACCCGAACCAAGGACAGGTGGAAGGGCTGCCTAAGAACCCACGATTCATACGAGACCCGAAATTCAAGAAGCTGGTGAAGAGCATCCAGGACGACCCAGAGATGCTGGAGCTTCGAGAGCTTATCGTTTATGACACCCAGGATGAGCGAGGATTCGTCATCATTGGCGGTAACATGAGATACGAAGCCCTGCGCAAGCTGAAATACAAGACAGCCGTCTGCAAGATCCTCCCCCACGACTTCCCGATGGATAAGATGCGACGCATCGTCTTGAAGGATAACTCCAGCTTTGGAGAGACGAACTTCGACGACCTCATCAACGATTGGAAGCCAGAGGAGATAGATGCAGCTGCCATCGACGTACCAGACATTCCCGACCCAGAGGAGGAAGAGGAAGCGAAGGACGATGGCTACGATGTGGCTGGCAACACGCCTAAGAAGGCGACAAGCAGGACAGGCGACATCTACCAGCTCGGCATGCACCGCCTCATTTGCGGAGACAGCACGAAGCAGGAGTTCATCGATGCCCTCATGGACGGAGAACAGGCAGACCTGCTGGTAACTGACCCACCATACAACGTGGACTACCAGGCGAAGGGAAAGATGAAAATCGCCAATGACCACATGGCAGACGAGAACTTCGTGGCATTTCTCACGGACACCCTGCAGAATGCCAACGACAGCATGAAGCCAGGGGCAGCCTTCTACATCTGGCATGCGGACAGCCAGGGCTTCAACTTCCGAACAGCCGTGAAGAACATCGGATGGGAGACACGACAATGCCTCATCTGGAACAAGAACAGCCTCGTCCTCGGTCGCCAGGACTACCAATGGAAGCATGAACCCTGCCTGTACGGATGGAAGGAAGGAGCTGCCCACTACTTCACCAACAAGCGAAACCTCACCACGGTGCTCGAGCAGAAGCTGGACATCGAGAGCATGAGCAAGGCAGAAATGAAGGACTTGCTCCAGCAGCTATTCGGAGGCGACATACCGACAAGCGTAATAGACTGCGACAAGCCTAAGAAAAACCCTGATCATCCAACCATGAAGCCTGTACCGCTGATTGGCAAGCTCATCAGCAACAGCAGCAGGGTAAAGGATATCGTCCTCGACATATTCGGAGGCAGCGGAACCACACTCATCGCAGCGGAACAGCTCGGCAGGTGCTGCCGCATGGTGGAGTTCGAGCCGATATACGTGGACGTCATCATCAAGCGATGGGAGGAGCTCACCCAGCAGAAGGCTGTCCGCATCGGCAACATTCTGGAGGATAAGCAGCGAGAGGCAAGCACCCTGCTGCCTGCCCAGGAACCTGCCAGCACCAAGCAGACCAAAAAATCGAAGAAGAAGGAGGAATAAGCAATGCCAAGAGGAAAAGAGACAATGACGGAAAGCCAGCTCGCCAACATCGAGAGCCACAAATGGCAGAAGGGACAGAGCGGTAACCCGAAGGGCAAACCGAAGGACAGGGTCAAGGCTCTCTTGAAGCAGGTGCTCCCCAAGAGCAAGCTGAAGAAGAGCGAAGGACTCACCCAGGACGAAATCAACACAATCGAGAGAAGCATCCTCGCCATGGAGCTGTCGGACTTGCAGGTATTGGCGAAGGCAGACGAAACGCCAGCCTACGCAAAGACGCTGGCAATGGCTGCCATCATCGACATGAAGAACGGCAAGACAACCACCGTGGACAGACTCATGGACAGGCAATACGGCAAACCGCAGCAGAAGGTGGACATCACCACCAACGGCAAACAGATCCAGCAGGGGACACCGCTCACCAGGGAGGAGCAAATCGCATATTTGAAGAAGCTGGAGGAGGAGTACTAGCATGATGCACGACACCGAACTGCAAAAGATGTGGGTACTGCAGAACCCCCTCAACTTCACTCGGTACTTCTTCAAGGAGAACGGAGGCAAGCGGTTTATTGTCGGACACCACCACAAGAGAGTATGCGATGCGCTGGATAAGGTGCTGAAGGGCGAATGCAACAAGCTCATCATCAACATCGCACCACGATACGGCAAGACCGAGCTGGCGGTTAAGAACTTCATCGCCATGGGACTCGCAATCAATCCTGCCTCCAATTTCATACACCTCTCCTACTCCAGCGACCTGGCAGTGGACAACTCCATCGCCATAAAGGACATCGTAAACAGCGAAGCATACCAGGCGATGTTTGAGACCAGGGTGAAGTATGGAAGCGACACCAAGGCGCAATGGGACACGGAGCAAGGCGGTGGAGTTTACGCAACCTCCACCCTCGGACAGATTACAGGTTTCGGAGCTGGCGAGGTGGACAGAGTGGATGAGCATGGCAACCCACTGCCCTACCGATTCGCAGGAGCCATCATCATCGATGACCCTATCAAGCCAGAGGATGCGCTGAGCGACGTGGTGCGTGAGCGAGTGAACCGACGATTCGAGACCACCATCCGAAACCGAGTCAACAGCCGAAACACGCCAATCATCATCATCATGCAGCGACTCCATGAGCATGACCTTTGCGGCTACCTCCAGGAGATAGAGCCAGACGATTGGACGGTCGTAAGCCTGCCATGCGTCACCATTGACGAAGACGGACACCGCCAGCCGCTCTGGGAATTCAAGCACACCCTGGAGGAGCTGGAGAAGATACGCCTCGCCAACTCCTTCGTTTATGAGACGCAGTACATGCAGAACCCGACACCAATCGAAGGTCTCATGTATTCCCATTTCAAGACCTACGACACAATGCCGATAGAGGCACACCTGCCAAGGCGCAAGTGCTACATCGATACAGCGGACACAGGAGCCGACTGGCTCTGCGCCATCTGCTACGAGGAATACGAGAGCGGATGCTACGTGACGGATATCGTATTCACCAACAAGAGCATGGAGTACACCGAACCTGCCGTAGCAAGAATGCTGGTGCGGAACCAGACGCAGGAGGTCGTGGTCGAGAGCAACAACGGAGGTCGAGGATTCAGAAGGAACGTGGAGAAGCTAGTGCGAACCCTTGGCAATTGGGACATGGTCTTCATTGACCTGGCACAGACCGCCAACAAGCAGACCCGAATCTTCACGAACAGCTCGAAGGTTCAGAACATGGTCTTCTACCCAGAAGGATGGGAAGACCGCTGGACGCATTACGCCAACGCCATGAAGTCATACCGTAAGGAGGGAGGAAACGAGCATGACGATGCGCCCGACTGCACCACAGGCATCGTGGAGCGTTTCGGATTGTTCACCTCGGCAGAGATTACGGATGAGGAAGAAGAGGAAATCGAGGACGAAGTTTATTAATTTAAAAACATAGGAGACAAAGCAATGCCAGACATTAGAGAAATTATCGATAGAGAGAACAGACAGCCAGGAGCGATCATCGAGGACTTGCGACAGAAGAACATCGAAGTCATCCCATGGAAGCTGCTCGAAAAGGAGTACAACCCCAAGCTGCACCCTGTTTACACAGACAAGAACTACAGAGACAAGACACGCAGAGGCAAGACCGAGCGCATGACAAGAGTGACATACAACATTCAGAAGCTGGCGGTGAAGCGCATGAAGGAGCTGATGTTCACAATCCCCGTCAACCGCAAATACACCACTGCGGATGACGACGAGAAGAAGGCAGCAGCCATCATGGAGGCGATTTTTCAGAAGAACAGAATAAACGCCTTAAACCTTAAACGTTCGCACAAGCTCTTTGCAAGCTGCGAGATGGTCACCATTTGGTACGCCCAGCTGCAGGACACCACATACGCAGGCTACCCAAGCAAGCTGAAACTGCGCTGCCGCACCTTCTCGCCATTGGACGGAGACATCTTGTACCCACTATTCGACGAATACGACGACATGATAGCACTCAGCGTCCAATACACCAGGAAGAAAGGAAACGACACCGTAACCTACTTCGATACCTACACCGATGAGTTCCACTTCCGCTGGATCAACATGAACAGCAACGGATGGAAGGAAGACATCGTACCAGAGCCTATCAATATCAAAAAGATAGCAGGCATCTACATACACCGAGACCTCCCGATCTGGGAAGACCAGAGCGACAACGGCTACGAGCTGGAATGGACGGAGAGCAGAGCTGGCAACTACCTCCGCAAGAACAGCCGACCGACATGGGTCATCTATTCGGACAGCCAGAAGGTGACCGCTCCAAAGAACAAAAAGCAGGAGCCGACAGACGACAATGCAGGACGAAACGTCCTCCGATACGGCAAGGGAGACAAGGCTGGGTACGCAACCTGGAGCCAGGCTACCGATGCACAGAAGCTATTCACGGAAGAGCTGAGACGCAATATCCACACTAGCCTCCAGCTGCCAGACATGAGCATGGAGCAGATGAAAGCCACCCCGATGAGCGGAGAGGCACGCAAGATGCTCTTCATCGATTGCCAGATGAAGGTCACGGACGAAAGCGGAGATTGGCTGGAGTTCTTCGACAGAGAGGTCAACGTTGTACGAGCTTTCTGCAAGATCATGTACCCAGAGCTGGCGCAGGCATTCGAGACTTTGACCGTCACCAACGAGATTACAGCCTTCCAAATCGATGACCGTAGCCAGGAAATCAAGGACATGAGCGACGCAACAGGAGGAAAACCTATCGTGTCACGGAGAACCGCCATCCGCAGGCTCAAAATGGTACCAGAAGAGGAGGTCGAGGAGGAAGAGAAGAGAATCGAACAGGAGGAGGCAATGGCAAACGATGCCTTCACCAACGAACCAACCATGTAAAGGATTAGAATATGCCAAAGACGTTCACCATAGGCACATACGACAAGAAGCACAAGGAGAACCTCGCAAAGAGAGCCAGGAAGGTGCAGCAGCTATACGATGCAGCCATCAAGCGCATCGCACAGGCAGCTGCGCCCTCGCTCTTTGATGCCGACCCAAAGAAAGAGTTCCACTTCGAGGACTTCCCTGCCTTGAAGAAGGAGATGGAGGCACTCATGCAAGACCTCGGAAGCAGCCTCCAAGCCAACATCGAGGACGGAGACCAGGAAAGCTGGACGCTCTCCAACACCAAGAACGACGCAATGGTGGACTCCATCATCGGCAAGAAGCACCTCCCGAAAAAGGTGGTGCAGGCATGGAAGCACCCACACCTGGAGGCTCTCAACGCATTCATCGCACGCAAGGAAGCAGGAATGAATCTCAGCCGCAGGGTCTGGAACCTCACCCAGCAGTTCAAGAGCGAAATGGAGCTCGCCCTGGAATTGGGCATGGGCGAAGGAAAGAGTGCTGCCGCTCTGAGCCGAGATATCAGAAAATACCTTGTCGAGCCAAACAAGCTATTCAGAAGAGTACGAGATAAGAGCGGAGCTTTGCGCCTCTCCAAGGCTGCTGCCGCATACCACCCAGGGCAGGGAGTCTATCGCTCCAGCTACAAGAACGCCCTCCGAATGACAGCGACCGAGAACAACATCGCCTACAGGACGGCAGACCACAACCGATGGCAGGCTCTCCCTTTTGTTATCGGTATCGAAATCCATATCAGCAACAACCACCCGACGGAGGATATCTGCGACATATTCGACGGAAAACGCTTTCCAAAGGACTTCAAGTTCACAGGATGGCATCCATGGTGCAGATGTTATGCAGTTTCCGTCCTCGCCAGCCAGGAGGAGATGGACGCATACACCACCGCAATCATGAACGGAGAGGACGTAAGCCATTGGAAATTCACAGGGCAGGTGGAGAAAATGCCAAAGGAGTTCAACAAATGGATGAAGGACAACCAGGCAAGAATCGAGAACGCCACCTCCATGCCCTACTTCATCAAGGACAACTTCAAGGACGGAGATCCTGCCAAGGGACTGCGATGGGAAGGCATGGAAAAATCCAACAAGAAGGATGGTGCAATTGCAGCGACACCTAAGAGTAAGCCAGCGGACGAATGGAAGGGAATCAGCAAGAACGACAGGGAGCTATTGGAACTCGTACAGACAGAAGGCTGGACGGAACAGAACCAAGACCACTATCGAGACTTGCTCGACAAGGCATACGATGCCGAGATGAAGAAAGCTAACCTCAAGCCAACGAAGCTACGCACCAAGGCTGAGGAAGATGCCGTAGATAGTTTCAGACAATGGGGATTTGAAGAACTGAACGAAGCCCTGCGTGCAGGAAAGCCACTCAACGCTAAACAAAGAGAGGTGCAAGAGCAGATTGATAAGATTATGAGCCGAACCACACTGAAGAAGGACATTGTCGTTTATCGAGGAACAAAGGATGCTCCAATAGATATCAATCCAGCATACTCCAGCACGACAACACGAATCACCATCGCAGAGCACTTCTCGTCCGAGATGTACGGCTCGAAGCACCTGTACGCATACCGCATACCGAAGGGTACGCACTGCCTGATCATTGGAGGCGCAGAGGATGAAATCGTCCTGCCACGAGGCTTTAACCTTGGGCAATACAAGATAGGCGCAAAGAAAACTGAACCTGCCGTCATCAAGAAACCAACTGCAAAGGAAATCGCTGCCAAGAGACACACAGCGAGAACAAAGGAGCAGGTGGCAGACATTCAAGACGCATGGACAGAAAGAAGAATCGACGCATACGACAACCGCTGCGACCAATTGATGAAGACGCTCACATATAGCCAGGGACAGACACTCCCAGCATTGACGAAGAGACAGATAGCCCTGCGCAACGCCATAGGCAAGGACGCATCCGTGAATGAGGTCGAGGCTTTGTTTGCTAAATTCGAGAAGGGCGTGAAAGCACAGAACGAATGGGACACCCAGGTATGGGGTAGCTTCAGCAAGGAGCAAATCGCCAACATGAAGGACATCGAAAAGAGCCTCGGAATCAAGAAGGGAAGACCGATGACCTACGAGGAAGCAGACAGGCAGAGCGCAAATCCTCGACATGTAAATGAATACATCGCTGATGCAAGTTCAAGAATAAAGATAAGAGGAACAAACATTCATGTCAGAAAGAATCCGCTGTACGATGCGGCAAAGCACGAGCAATACGGCATAAACTGCCAGACCTGCGCACCAGCTTACGCATTGCGAGAATGGGGATTCAATATTTATGCAAAGGGAAACACGAAGGCATGGGGAGACTTATCCAACTATCTCAGCAAGGGCGACAACTGGCTGGAGACATGGACAGAGAAAGACGGATCAGCAGTAAGCATAACCAGCTTTAAGGATTACCTAAAAGCGCACCCAAGCTGGAAACACATGACGCAGCAAAGATACCTCCAATACTTCGATGACGTTTGCAAAGAAGAAGGAACATACGAGGTCGGTCTTAGCTGGGAACCAAGAGGTGGGCATTGCACAATCGTTAAACGATTCAGCGATGGAAGCCTAAAGTACATAGAGCCACAGGAAGACAACTCCGATGGAAGCGGATTCGAGGAAAAGGACATAAAATACCTTTGCGCAAATATGAGAAAAGACCCAATATTGAAAGATGGAGCAATAAAGGTCAGCGACAAATTGCTGAACATGAAATACGTCTCAATCTTTCTTAAATGACGAAATGACATCAAGCGCAATAAAACCGCCAACTTTTGTGATTTCACCATTTGAATCAAGAACGAGAGCGACAGGGAAACCTGTCTTCTCGTTTTTTATGTAGGCAGAGAAACAGGATACCCCGTCCTTTTCCCCAATTGGAGAAACGGAATAAGCAGAACCAAGGTTCTGGCTAACGAAATCTAATATTTTCTTTGAAACCTGCATAAGCCAATTTTTGCGGCAAATTTACGAAAAAAGCCCGAAACCTCCAAGTGAAAAAGCGGTTATTTTCCGATTTTAAGGTTAATTCACGTTAAAAAGTGATTACCACATAACCACTTTAACAAAAAAAGCCGTAAATTTGCGCCATTACAAATTTGTATAACCAAAACGTAAAATTTATGTTTGAAAAGATTTTTGCAGGACTCAAAACCAAATTTCCTGGGGTTGATTCCAAAATTCTAGAGCGGATAGCCAAGAAAAAGGCTGAGACGACAACCACGGAGGACGAAGTGAAAACCGTCGTAGATGGGGTGACCTTCCAATCCATCATAGACAGCGAAGGCGACAGACGAGCTAACGAAGTTCAGAGTTCAGCCATTAGCAACTATGAGAAGAAGTACAAGCTGAAGGATGGCAAGCCTATCGAGCCACCACAGCAAAAACCACCACAGCCGCCTACACCACCAGCAGGAGGGGAAGACAGCGAGGTATTGAAGATGCTCAAACAGATCCAGCAGGACAACCAGCAGCTGCGAACCGAAATCAATGGCATGAAAACCAAGGAGCTCGGCAACCAGCGCAAGGATAAGTTCAGCGCATTGTTCGACGGAGCATCCGACAAATTGAAGGAACGCTACATGCGAAACTACGACCGACTCACCTTCAAGGACGACGAGGACTTCAACGGCTGGCTCGACCAGCAGAAGCCGTTCATCGAGAGCGACATCAAGGAGGAGAAGGCGCAGGGTGCCAAGACCACACCACCTGTCGGTGGCAAGCGCAAGCCAGGCGAAGAGGCAGACCCAGCGGTCACCGCTTACCTTAATGCAGAGGCAAGCCGAGAGGCACAGACGGCATCGCCTGTAATCATCGGACTTGCACAACCAGCGCAGCAGGCACCACAGCAGTAGCCAAGTTAAACTTTTAAAAGGGAAAAAGCCATGAACAGAATGTTCAAGCACCAGGACGCAGCTCCAGCCGACCCTATCATCTTCGAGACAATCGTATCGGAGAAGCCAGGAGGTGGACTCGTCAAGAACCCAGAGTTCGATTTGAAGCCAGGTCTCGCAATGGGACAGGACGCAAGCGGACTCTACGTCCCAATCAAGGGATACCGCCTCGTAACAGAGTGCAAAGAAGCTGACACCACTATCAAGATTGCCAAGGGTAGCGGTATCAAGAAGGGAGACGTAATCGCCCACGGCAAGGTGGGTGTCGCCTGCACAGAGGTCGACACCACCACCAGCGACGATTACGATGTTGTAACCGTGACGATGGGCGTGGCAATCGCCCAGGATACCGTCCTCTACCAGGCAGCCAGCGCAGCGGACGGAAGCAAAGCAGAGGCTGCACCAATCCACAAGCCAGAATACATTCTCGGCAATTTCATGGGCAACTTTGGCAAGGCTGGAGAGGGTGACTTCGAGGCTCGACTGATTAGAGCCGCAAGCCTTCGCAAGGAGACAGCACCTGTCGCTGCCGAAATCGTGGATTTGATGAAGAGCATCACGCTCGATTAATTAATTAACACAAAGGAGAAAAGAAACAATGGAAGCACCATTATTCGACATTGACATCCCTGGAATGCAGGCAACCGTCAACAAGTTCCAGCCAGGTACAGGTCTTGCATGGGCTACCCTCTTCCCATTGAAATACACCCGAAAGTTCGATATCAAGGGCTTGGAGGGTGACGAGGGAATCCCTGTAGCTGCCGATCGTGTCGCATTCAACACCAAGGCTCCAAAGAAGACACGCCAGAAGGTCGGCACATGGAGCGGTAAGCTCTCCAAGTATTCCGTGAGCCGAGACAAAGACGAGATTGAGATTAACGAATACCTCGATTCACAGACACTCGCTAACTCAGCAACCGAGAACCAGCAGGAGAAGCAGGAACTCGTTAACATGGTTTACGATGACGTTTCATTCGTCCGCAAGGCGATGGACTACAAGGTGGAGCTGGACTGCATGCGCATCGCATCAAGCGGTGTACAGACCTTCCCAGAAAAGATTGAAGGCGACATGGCATCACAGGACATCATCGACTTCAACGTACCAAAAGGCAACTTCATCGGTGTGAAGATTTCGGAGGTCAAGGCAGGAGCTGTCGTTAAGAAGAAGGGCTACGAGTGGAGCGATGAGGAGAACGCAGACGGACTCCTCGACCTTGCCAACGCCCAGGACATGATAGCCAAGCAGGGACTCACCAAGCCACGCTACGCATTCATGGAGAAAGCGAAGTTCCAGCAGCTGGTAGCACAGAAGAAGACCGCAAAGCGTCTGTACCCACAGGTCAACGACCTGTCCATGATTACAGCGGACATGATCACGCTGGAGAAAATCAACGCATACAACGCAAGCCCGACACGAGGCTATCCGCAGATTATCGTCCTCGATACATACGTGAGCCTCGAACACAAGGACGGCAGCAAGGAGACCATCAAGCCATGGAACGTGAATGTGGTTACACTTTCACCAACCATCCAGCTCGGCTGGACTTATTACAAGAACGTCCCAATGGTACAGAACACCGCTGCCCTGCAGGTTTATGGCGGTTTCTTCAAGGTGACACGCTACAGCGAGGTCAACCCACAGACCGAGACCACCATGGCAGAGGCATACGTTCAGCCAGGACTCATCAACCGCAAGTCTCTCGTCTTCTTCAACACCGCCAACCAGACCTGGGCGAACGGAGAGGCGAGCGCATAACACGTTTTATAAACAAGCAGCATGAAGACAAGCAACGCAATTAAAGCAATGAGCAACTACCCAATACCAGCAGCGACGATTGAGAATATCATCGATGAAGCTGGGCTGGATGCAGATGCAGACATCACCAGGGAGGTGCGAGCAAGCAACGAGTTCAAGAAGGCGAAAGCCCTCACATACGCCTTTCTTGCCGAAGCTCCGAACATCACCCAGGGAGGAATCAGCTACACATTCAACGAGGACGAACGCTCACGCTTTGCCAAGAAATCGAACAGCCTGCTAGCAGAGCTGGGAGAGGACGAAGCAGGAACAGATATCCCATGCGGCTACATCGGGGAGGACTTCTGATGATTATACAGAACGGCTTTCTTTTTACTTACGATACCACTGGAGGGGGAATGCTTCACGGCATCCCCCAAAAGGTGGAAACCAAACTGAGCGACAAGGGCATCCCTTGCAATATCGTAAAAAACAAGAGCGACCACCAAGGCACGTACCAGGACGGCAAGTTCAGACAATTTGCAGCCAAGGTATTAATCGAACCGCAGGACTTCACCGCCAAAAGAGTGAAGCTAACCGACAACCGAGGCGTGGATCTCGGAGAGTTTGAAGTGCAGGACATCACCTACCTCGAAGCAGTAGAAGCATTGCAGATCACCGTCTAAAAGAATTCACCATGCCAATTAAACCCAACTTCACGCAAGCAGACATCCGAGCAAGGATGAACGCCATGATAGAGAACAGGAAGAAAGCCATCATCGCCCAGCTTTTCTACATTGGGGAGGAATGCCTGACCCAAGCAAGGAGTGGACACAAGTACTTGAACCAGACAGGCAACCTTTGCAGCTCTATCGGCTACTGCGTCCTCGTGGATGGCGAAATAGTACACGAGGGAGAATGGAAAGCCGTGAATGGAGGCAAGGGCGACGGAACAGAGGGAAAGAAACAAGGCGTAGCTTTTCTTCATGAACTTGCGGCAAAGCAGAAAACACAAGGCATTGTTTTTCTGATGGTAGCAGGAATGCCATACGCCCAATACGTCGAAGCCATGAGCCTCGACGTTCTCGATACGAGCGAGCAGATGGCAGAACGCAAAATCAAGGCAATGCTTAACCGATTATTCAAAACGAAGTGACAATGGCAAGCAAAGGAACGACAACAATAGAAATGGACATGTACGCAGCCCTTGAAGAGCTGATGGGACGTACGATAAGAGGAACATTCTACCCCAGCGAGCTGCGACCTATCGAAGCCAATACCGAAGACGCAGTCCTTACATGTTCAAATGCCACAGCAGGACAGATCCAGGAAGGCAGGGCTAGACTCAACATATACGTCCCCGACATCAATAACGGAGGAGCGAGCCTGGTACCCGACAAAGCAAGACTGATGGAGCTGGAGGCAATCGACGAACGGGTGCTGCAGACCCTTAATGATTCCTGCACCGCCTACATCTTCGACAAGTTCCAGGCAACGGCTACCATTGCGGTACCAGAGCGGAACGAGCACTTCGTTAATATCGGGATTCATTTTAGATTAGCAACATTTTCATAAACAAGGAGAACAAGCACATGGCAGATTCAAAGAAAATCATCATGGCATGGGGCAAGTGCAAGGTCGAGATTGGCGACACAGGAGAGAACGATGCATTCGCAACTACACTCTTCAACGTCGGCACCATCAAAGACCAGACAACGACCCTCACGTCCAACGATGGCGACCAGCTGCAGATGAAGGCAACAGGAGGCGAAGTCGTGGCGCAGGAAGACCTCGAAGGAACACTCGAGGTGGAGACTACCGTCATCGAGCCAACTGCGGAGCTTTACGAGAAGCTGGGCATTGCAGCCAAGGACGCTGATGGCGAACAGAAGGTCAAGACCCACATTGTGCCAGGCGACAAATCGATTAAGATTACCCCACACAACAAGGGAGCGAGAGGCATCAAGGCTCCGCTCTGCCGCATCAAGGTAGCACCAGCGATGGACGAGCAGAATGGTAACGCAATCAAGATCACCGCTTCAATCTTCAAGACAACAGGCGTACCAGAGACACCAGAATCGGGTGAAACCCCAGCTGTTGACAACAACTATTGGTACTCCCGTTTCACAACCAAAGAGGCTTTGAAATAACCCATAATTTCATCCAAGAGCAGGAGGAAGCGACAGAGCCACCCTCCTGCTCTTTCACTTTTTAATCGCATGGAAGAACAGAAAACATTAGAACAGCAGGTGGTCGATACCATCCTCCAGCGAAAGACAACCTCCCTGGAGATAGACGGACGCACCTACGAGATACCAGCACCGACACCAGCGACCATAATGCTGGTGAGCGAGGAAACCTCGAAGATGCCGTTAATTAACAAAGAGACGAAGAGCATCTTCAGCGAGACCCTCCGAACCGCCAGGGACTGCAAAGCCATCGGACGCATTGCCGCCATATTGGTGCTCGGAGCAAAGCGCATAAGGGGAAACCACCAGGTCGTGATTTCAGAGACGAAGAAATGGAGCTGGCGACGTTTCCGATTCACCAAGCACCAGGAGACCATGAGCGAGCTGGACTTTGTAGCCATGCGCATCATGGAGGACATCACGCCAGCAACGCTGAACGAGACCATCACCAAGCGACTCATGGAGATGCAGCTGGGCGATTTTTTCGGGCTTACCACTTCCCTATCCGAAATAAACACGCTGGCGAGAACCAAGGAAGTGGAACAGACAGCCCCTGGTCAATAATCATCGGCTGGGCGAAGAACATAGGAGCCACACCAGAGGAAATCCTATACGATTACAGCTACGCCAACCTTTCGCTTTATTCAGCAGCGACACCGCAGTTTGATGATGAGCAACCACCAAAATGGGATGCGAAACTCGACGCAAACAATCCCGAAAATTTCACAGATGACGAAGACGAAGAGGAAGTCTTCGTAAAGGAGTATTAAAATGGCAGATTTCGACAACGGAAGAGAAGGATTCTCGATAGGCATAGACGATTCACAGCTCCAATCGGACGCTGAGAAGGTGGTGCAGCAGTTCGACAACATCGGAAGGCGAGCCACACAAGCTGGACAGAAGATAGACTCAGCATTCAATGGGGTCAGCACAGAAGCCCTGCAGCAAGAGACGAAGGCAGCGGAAGATAAAATCCACGACCTCGGCAACGCTACCAAGAGCGAGACCGAGAAGATGGACGCAAGCCTCAAAAAGATTGCAGCAGGAATTGGTGCGTACTTTTCAATCCAGCAGCTAACCCAATTCGAGAGCAAGGTCATCAGCATACGAAGCGAGATGGAAAGCCTGCAGACCTCCTTCAAGACCCTCGCAGGAGAACAGGTCGGTGGTGAGCTTTTCGAGCAGATAAAGGAATACGAACTCCACACCCCAATGATTATGCAAGACCTCGCATCAGGAGCGCAGACCATGCTCGCCTTCAATATTCCAGCCCAGGACGTTATGCAGCACTTGAAAGCCATTGGCGACATTTCCATGGGCGACAGCGAGAAGTTCAAGAGCCTCACCCTTGCCTTCTCCCAGATGAGCGCAACAGGCAAGCTCATGGGACAGGACTTATTGCAGATGATTAATGCAGGCTTCAACCCATTGCAGGTGATTAGCGAGCAGACAGGCAAGAGCATCGGACAGCTGAAGGAGGAAATGGAGAAAGGCGCAATCTCCACCAAGATGGTGCAAGATGCGTTCCACGCAGCAGCCAGCGAGGGAGGTCAGTTCAACGGAATGCTCGAAGCACAGAGCAAGACCTTGAAGGGAGCGATATCCAACCTTGAAGGAGCCTGGCAGTACATGCTCAACGACATAGGCGAAGCCCAGGAAGGAGTCATCGTAGGCAGCATCGACATGGCACAGAAGATAATCGCCAACTACCAGCAGGTAGGACAGATTATAATGGGATTAATTACCACATACGGAATCTACAAGGCAGCGGTGGTTACAGCCATTGCAGCCGAGAAGCTCCACATCGAGACGCTGACCATCGCCAAGGTACGAATTGCCGTCGTAGAGAAGGTACAAGCCGCCCTCAACGCAACGATGCTCGCCAACCCATACGTAGCAGCAGCCACCGCCCTCGGTGTATTGGTCGGTGTATTGGTAGCCTGCCACGACAGCACCACGGCAGAGGAGAAGGCGCAAGCCGCCCTCAACGAGACGATGGAAACAGCTAAACAGAAGGAGCAGGAATACAACGATGAGACAGACAGAGCCATCGAGCGAGCACTGCAGGACGAGGATGCAACCCACGGACGCAAGAATGCGATGGATCTGCTTATTCGGAGATATCCAGCCATCATCAAGAAATACATGGACGAGGAAGGACACCTCCGCAACATATTAAAACTTAAACAAGAGATTGCAGCACAGGATGGACTCAACAGGGTGCGGAGACTTAAGACTGACAAGAATGACGCAGACAGAGCCGCACGAGCCTTCAAGCTGGAACAGCAAGCAAGAAACAAGGCTGTCAGCGCAGGAATGGGTGCCAGCCAATACAGGCAGTTCTTGACAGGCTCGCAGCAAGCCGAAGTGGACTGGGCGAATAAATGGTACAAACAAAAGACGAACCAACCATGGTACCGAGGAGCCACCATCGAGGAACAAATCAAGTTCTCGAAGGATTACAGCGTCGGAGCCAACAAGAACGTCGCCAGGGAGCTGACTTCGCAGAATGCGGACAAATTCGCTGCGACATTCAAGGACATGACGAAGCACCAGCTGCAACAGGTCATTAACACGCTCACCAAAGGCAAGAGGACAGGCAAGACCGTCCGCTTCAACTTGAAGGGTCTCGGCAATTACGCATACAGCCAAAGCGATATCCTGTCCATGCTTACCAAGGCACAGGGAATCGCAGCAGCAAGAACCAGGTCGAAGACCACATACAATAAATCCGATTGGGAAAAGCAGCAGAAGGAGGCGCAAGCCAAGCTCGACCAGATGGCAGACAGCCAGAAGGGAAGCAAGGAGTGGAACCAGCAGGTCTCGCTCGTTAAGGAAGCGCAAGACCACATCGCCAGCAGAACCGTCTCCACACACCAATCGAGAACCACGGCAGCGCATAAGCAGCAGACAGAAGCCGAGAAAGCAGCCAAGGAGCAAGCCAAGGCTAACGAGAAGACGGCAGAGGAGACCTACAAATACAGCCAGCAGCAGGAACAGCAGCAGAAAGCCAACCAGCTGCTCCAGGCGCAAGCCATCGTGGATGCCATGCAGGAGGGAGAGGCGAAGAAGCTCGCCCAGCTCGACCTCAACTACAAGAAAGAGAAAGAAGCCATCGACAAGGAGGAACAATCGCTCCTCCAGGCAAAGATAGACCATGCGAAGAACCTATGGGATGCAGATCCGAAGCATGAGAAGCAGGGCTTCTACGCAACAGGACAGCAGAAGGCTATCAAGCTAACAGATGAGGAAAAGGCTGGCATCACCGCCAAGAAACAATCGCTGGACGCTACGACGACCCAGCAGAGGAGCGAGCTCATCAAGGCATTGCTCGACAAATATGATGACGAGAACGAGAAGGCAGAGAAGACACGCAAGGCTATCACGGACGACATCGCCCAGCTTACAAAGCTGAGAGATGAAGCCGAGAAGCTGGGACAGAATGACATCGCCAAGAACTACGAGCATAAGAGACAGCAGGCAGCGCAAGCCCTGGAGGAGAACATACAAAGCGTTTACCTCGAGGAGCTGAAAAAATCCATTGATTGGGATGCAGTATTCAACAACCTCGACCGACAGACCACCGAACAGCTGAAGGCAACGAGAGACAAGCTCACCTCATACAAGAACAGCAAGGAATACCAGCAGGCAACACCAGAAAACAAGAAGGTGGTCTCCACGGCAATAGACCAGCTCAACGATGCCATCATCAAGGGGAGCGGAATATTCGGCAACCTGGCGGAGAACTGCAAGGCATACGAGAAAGCCAGCGAGCGATACGCCACCGCACTGCAAGAGCTGAACACCGCCCTATCGGAGTTTGATGACATCGAGGACAGCGACGCACCAGAAGAGGCGAAGGAGGCTGCACAGAAGAAGGTCGAGGCTGCACAGAAGAAGGCAGACGATGCCAAGAAAGACAAGGACACCAGCAAGGTGAACCGAGACAAGAGCTTCGACACAACGACGGACAACCTCATCCAGCTATCGCAGGCAATAACCCAGCTGGGCAGCACCAGCGAGATGAGCCTTTCAGAACTTGGCAACGTCGCAAGCAACGTCGCAAACGTATTCGGAAAGGCAGGCTCGAAGATAGGAGGCATCATCGGTGCCATCCTTTCATTGCTTGATGCAATACAGAAGCAGGGACTCTTCAAGTTCGTAGGTAACGTTTTTCAATCCACATTCGGAGCGGTCGGTGGAGTTTTCCGAAGCCTTACAGGAAGCAAGCTATTCGGTACCGACACCAGCGTGGAGGACACGATAAACGACCTCACCCAATCAAACAAGGATCTGGAGTCAGCCGTGGACAGGTTGACCGAGATAATGAAGGACAAAGCAGGACAGGAAGCAACCGACACCTACCAGCGAGCGAAGAAGAACATCGAAGATGCAACCGCCAACAAGCAAAAAATCATGCGAGATACAGGTGGCGCATACAGCAACGGCTTCATAGGCATAGGAGGCAAGGGGTCATCAAACAAGCACATAAACGAATCCATGAGCTCCGCTGATTGGCAACGAATCAGCCAGATTACAGGAGAGAGCGTCCGTTCAGCATCGGACTTCTGGAACCTTACGAGCGAACAGATGGCGAAGGTGGCAGACGAAGCGACAGACCTGTGGTCTAAGATTAAAAATGCCAGCAACGACGGCTACAAGAGCAACGCAAGCAACATGGATGAGTACATCGAGTACTACAAGAAGCTTATCAACTTGCAGAATGACTACAACGAAGCCGTGACGAACCTGTCCTTTGACAACACCAGGGACGGATTGAAAGAGCTACTGAGTGACACCACCAAGGGCGTGAAGGATGCAACCAAGAAGGTCAAGGAGTACATGGAAGAAGCAGTTCTTACATACATCACCAAGACCACACTCGCCAAGGATATGCAGGATTGGTACACGCAGTTTGCAAGCGCAATGGCAGACGGAAAGCTCGACCAAAGCGAAAAAACTGACCTCCAAAAGAAATACGAGGAAGCATACCGTAAGGGAGAGCAGGCTAGAGACAACGCCTACGCTGCCGCAGGAATCGACCCAAAGGAAGACTACACGCAAAACAGCACCAGCGCAACTCTCAGCGGTGCGACGCAAGACCAGCAGGACGAGACAAACGGCAGACTTACCAGCATACAGAATAGCCTGTCCATTGTTGCAGATGCCGTTCAGCAGCAAGCGGAAAACAACGCCATCATAGCCAACAGCGCAGCCATAATCCGCAGCAACATGGACGACATGATGGAGATGCAGATCCAAGCCGTCGGGTACCTGGAAAAGATAGAGCGACACACCAGCGAGCTGCCATCGATGAATCAGAAGCTGGAAAAGATAAGAAAGAACACCGAAAAGTTATAAAAAGAAAAGGACATGAACAGAAAAGGCGAACTATTCATCAACGACATGGACGCATTCAGCATGTGGGGCATTTGCTTAAGCGACTCCTCCCTTTGCTCCCTGGTAGAGCCAGAGCCGCTGAAGGATGCAGTCAGCAACAAATCCTCCACAGAGGACGGAAAGCAGATACGCAAGGAGGCGAAGCCAAAGGTGGACGAACGTGACATCACCCTGTTCGTCCAGCTTTACGCAACCAGCAGGGACGACATGTTCAAGAAGCTCATCGCATTCAAGAAGGAATTGAAAAAGCGACGCATCAACATCAGAACCAAGTACGAGAAGGACGTGGTGTACAGGTGCGATTACAAGAGCTGCAAGCAATTCAAATCATACTTCAAGGGAATGGCGACATTCAGCCTCACGCTGAACGAACCGAACCCAGCAAACAGAGGAACCAAGGATTCAGACGATTATGAAGGTACAGCTTTATAACAGGGCGCAAGTCAAGGCATACACCATCCCTGTAGGCAGCGGAAGCACCTACACATGGAAAAAACAGGAGGAGGAGTACATCACCGTGAACTTCTCCAGCGATTCCGTCCTGGCATTGAGGAAGGGATTCTACACCAACATCGAAAGCCTCGGACGATTCGAGGTCGTAGACTTGCCGACACCAACCAAAACAAGCAAGGACATCGGCTACGATTACGAGCTGCGCCTAGACAGACCATGGTATAAATTCAAGAACCGCATCATCTTCTTTAGAAGAGGAAGCGTGAACGGAATGGAAGCCAAATGGAGCCTTACGGACACCCTACAGGCGCATGCAGGCATTCTGACGGACAACCTAGCCAACATCGGCTACACCTACGCAGGGAAGGAATACCTCGTTTATATCCACGATGACGTAGAGAAGAGGAACGAGGCGAAGCTGATAGCATACGACAGCACCACCCTGCTATCGGCACTCGACAAGATAGCCGAAGCGTTCGAGACAGAATGGTGGATAACCGAGAATACAATCCATTTCGGCAGATGCGAGCAGGGACAGACAATAACGCTGGAACAGGGCAAGGAGCTGAACGGACTGAGCAGAAGCGAGGACAGCGAGGAGCATGGTACTCGCCTCTACGCATTCGGATCAAGCCGCAACCTCAACCAGAACTACAGGCGTAAGCTGAAGAACCCATTCACGATAGACGGATTCCACAGGCTCTACTCCACCAAGGTGCGATTCACCACCAACAAGCCGAAGACATTCTATAGCGAGAAGAGACGCATCAAGATAACCAGCTACAGCAAATACGAAGGGCAAACGTTCACATTCAAGGTCGTAAGCGGTTCATACACCAACCCAGCAGCAGGACAGACGGTGTCCTGGAATAACCCAGTCTTCGAGATTGAGGTGGGCAGCATGGTAGATGCAATCGGCTTTCAGAACGGAACAGGCGTTCAGTTCATCATCGGAGACGAAACAGGTGGACAGACAGAGGACAGCAAGACTACGATGGTGAAGGTGGAGCGAGACAGCTACCCTATTTTCAGTTTCAAGGACTTGCAGCTTCAGAAGAAGGCAATCACCAAAAACACCAGGGTGACGCTGGCAGACAAGACGGAGACAGGTATCGAGTTCGTCGGCATAACCTCCGACGGAACAGGCAACGTGAACGACGGCAGGGACTGCTACGCATTGGCAGATAAGACCAAGCAGCTGGCAGGAAGCAGCCAGCAGGTCACCCTCTCCCATCTTGCCATGGCATACGTCAGCAAGCTCTACACGGAGCCGATAGACGGACAGAGCGAGGTAGCAATACAAGGCGTCAGCGACACCATCCTCCAGCTGCCAATCGGAACCCCATACATCGACAGCGACGTGAACCTGGATCCAGACGACATCACGGACATCGTAAAGACATACGAGGACATCTACCCAAGGGCACTGCTTACCATTACGGAGGTCACGGAGATAGCAGCCAAGACAACCGACACGGACACAGGCAACGTGACCTATTGGACAGCATACCGATTCAAGGCGAAGCTCCAGGACGGCTCACCATTCGTATTCGACAGCATCTACGAGACGCAGGAAGAAAACAAGCCGCTGAGCATCCATTTCGAGAGCGGTAAGCTGAACGGCATGGACTTCGAGGTACACTTCAACCCAGATGCAGACACCGACGACAAGCAGCTCTTCGAGATTACCAGGAACGACACCTACACCCTCGAACTGCCGAACGAGACGATGAAGCCAGCCGTAGGAGACACGCTATACATGTACAACATGGACATTACCTTCATTGATGACGAATTGGTGGAGGCAGCGGAAATGGAGCTGAAGGCAGAAGCCGAGAAGGACATGAAGAAGATGAAGGTGGACAGCGGTACCTACACAGGAACCAAGAATCCCGTCCTTTTCGGACAGAAGGGAATCGAGCTGACATACGGCAGCAAGGTGAAGCTCGTAGCACCCGAGTACTTCGATGCAGAAGACCACGCAAGGGAGAGCCGCATCATCGGATGGGAGCTAGACCTTGAAGACTTGACGCAGGGCGAATACACCATAGGCGAGAGCAAGCATTCAAGCAGGAGCGATGCACTTGCAAGCACCGTAGACGAAATCGTCTACTACAACAACCAGCTGCAGAACACCACCGCACAGGGCAACCTGCCTGCATACGACAAGCTCATCACGGAGCTGCAGAATAAGATGCAATTCCTGGAAAAGCGGATGGACACCAAGCTGAGCAAGGTCTTCGAGGACACCGCCCAGCAGCTCATCACCCTATACAAGGGCATGACGATCGGTGAATTCGTGAGCGGACAATTCGGCAAGGGAGGACACATCGACCAGATGGGAAGGGCAGAACTTCATAGCCTCACGCTCCGAGATTTCCTAGAGGCTCCCGAATTAAGATGCAACCGAGTGACAATTCAGATAGGCAACCGCTGGAGGGCAGCAGGAGGAGGCATCATCAAGGAGGTGATACCAGACACCGATAGCGACGGAAAACAGCTGGCAACAGGAACCATCGTCCTCCATCTCCAGGACGGAGAGATAGGAAAGATTGCCGTTGATGACATCTGCCAGGGAATATGGCACGAGGGCATGGACATAGAGAGCAACGAGAGCGATGACTACGACGACGGCATCGGCAACTTCAAGTTTGCAGGATTCTATACCGCATACTTCCGAATCACGGAAATCATAGACACCACCCACAACAGCAGGGTGCGCTACGCATTGCGTCCAACAAGCGATACCTGGAAGACGCAGCACCACCCACACGAGGCGATGCACTTTGTGGCATACGGCAACTTCAGCGACACCACGAGACAGAAGAGCCGCTACAGCACGCTGACATACGAGCGGTACCTGACGGACGTGAACAATTGGGAATTCAGCAAGGACATGATAGCCGCCCAATTCGGAGACTTGACGAATCTGAACATTTTCGGCTTCAATATGAAGGGCTACTCCGCTTACCTTAACAACATCTACATGAGCGGTACGATAGAGCAGTTCGAGAACATGGGCAGGAAGATGTACATAGACCAGAGCCTGGACGGACACATGGCAGCGGATGAAACGGAGACCGTCACGATTCAGATCCTGGACGGATACATGCAAGACCATACGTCCGAATACAGCTTCAAGGTGGAACGAGATACAGGAGACACGGCATCCGATGCCGTCTGGAACGCCAAGCCCGAGCACCTAAACTGCGGCTCATCGTTTAAGATTTCGTTTTCAGATTTGCACATCAACCCGAACCACAGCGGAATCAGCACCCTATTCTACGTTATAGCAGACGACGGAAAAGACACTCCGATAACGGAGCCATTAGAATATTAATTTTAAAAGCAGAGGAGAAACAGAATGGCAAACAAAAAGAGGACATTCCAATCTGAGCGCAAGCACACAAGGCTCGACTTTTCGCCATTGAATCTGACATGCGAGCTGGTCTGCATCACGCCAGACGCACCGACGGCACAGACAGCCAACACTGCGCTGGGGCAATACGAGCCAGACCGCTCGATTACCCCGACAATCATCAGACCGCAGACGACGGTCAATGACCCCGACGGAATCTTCACGTCGGGAATCAACAACAGGAACCTTGCAAGCGACCAGCACGCATGGTTTGTGAATTCCACGCCAATCGCCAAGGTTTGGAAAGAGGGAACAGACTACGAGATCATCAAGGACGATACGGATGACAACGGCAGTTTGAAGGTGATGCGAAACATTACACCAGGAGAGGTGGCGGCACTTTCGTACACGGGCATGTTCTACGATTTCCGAACAGGAACAAACAATTCGGTGAGCGGAAGCGGAATGGCACTCACCACGACAGACAAGGGAGGAAACAAGCTGGCATGCTGCGTAAATTGCGAACAGCTCATCTACGACCCACTGAAGGATGAGCTCCTCCTTTACGAATACCTGGTAGCGGAAGGCATCGAGACAGCAGGGCAACGAGCCAAGTTCGTGAACGGAAAAAGCTACGAGCGAACCGTAACCATTACGCTCACCCAGGGAGACGCTACGCTGACGAAGCTGCCAGCAGGAATCACGATGCGCCTCGTGGAACGAGGAAAGACGGCAGCACTTGCAGCAGGAACGCTCCAGCACCCAGAAATCAAATCTATAGCATTTCCGACAATCGGATTCGATATGCGATTCACATGGGAGAAGGAGTTCGAGGTTCAGTTTGTCGATGCAAAGGGCAACGTGAAAACCAGCACAGGCATCACTCTCATTCGAGACATGAGCCTGCTGACACAACACGACGTGGCGAGAGGCAACGATGTAGTCCCAGGACAGCAACGCTACAACAACCACGGAATTTTTGCCGCAGGAAGCCAGCTCATCCAATACCCAGAGCTGTACTACAACATTCAATGGTGGACACAGGCGATAGTTTATAACGCCACCAGCAAGGCGTATCAGTTTGCAGATAAAATCTACAGACAGACAGGCGAAAAGATGGAGTGCAGCGTTGATTCATTGGGCATCGGCTACGAGAAGAACCTTAGCTGGTTTGATGTTTCGATGGACATCGAGGAACGAGAGCCAGCAGCTATTCTGACAAGCGAGAACGCAAACATCGTCCTCACGGACGAGAAAGGTAAGGTTTTAATTTTTTAGCTTATGAGATACGCAATTGTAGAGACAAGCAAGGCAGAAGCCAAAGGGCTGAAAGCCAAGCTCCATCGAACGAACAACACAGGTTCGAAGATGGCAGTGAACGAGAACGAATTGCTGAAGGTGAACGAGAACCCCGAGACAGCAGCAGCAGAGCTCGGAGGAAAACTACAGGAACTGCAGGAATTCAAGAATGAACTTAATAAATGGGACGAATAAAAAATGGGAAACAAGATTAAAGGAGCGTTCACGGTGCGCTTCATCAGAACAGGCGACCAGATCTACGTCAGCAAATCCATCGTGAAGTTTGACAAGGCAGGAGCGGAAAGCGGAGGCTCGCTCTTCCAGGCAATCGACCCGACAAACGGAACATTGTCCGTCGATTGGAAGACCGACATCTACAACCAGCCAGCCTTGAAGGTGGGCATCAAGAGTGCAATCGGCAACCCTGTAACGATTACAGGCATCAAATGGACGTACCGAGGCACGGAGCTGACATTCAACACCAGCGCAGCCACCACAGGCAACTACACAGGCTGGAACCTGTCAACAGATGGCAAGTTTGCCAAGAAGGAGGTGGACGGCTACTGCTACCTGCGACTGATTGACAACGCAGCAAGCACCACCATCATCTCGAACCAAATCATCGGATATGAAATCAGCTACATATCCAACAACGTCCGAGACTCCATCGCAGGAACGGAGGATGTGCTGATTCAGCAGGCAGGAGCAGACAGCTACAGCATCAACATCACGACAAGCCGAAGCACGCTGAATGCGACAGACAAGAGCACCACGCTGACCGCAACATACCTGTACGGAACGAAGCCAATCAGCGATGAGGAATTCGCAAAGAATTGGAAGCTGGAGTGGTATAAGGATTTCGTCCTTATGAGCGGACAGAACGGAAAGACCATCACCGTAACGAGAAGCGACGTAGATGGCTGCTCCGTATTCAGCGTCAAGCTCCTGCACAAGGAAGGCGATAACTGGGTCGCCAAAGCCGTCGATGCGCAACGAGTAACGGACGATTCAGACGAATGGATCATCGACTCAAACCCTGACGGAGCGAACCCCGACGCTATTTCAAAGACAAGCAACGCAAAGTTTGTCCTTTCGCTTAAGCAGAACGGAGTGAAATACACAGGAACCATAACATGGGGATGGGAAGTGTACAATGCGCTCAACGTAAAGACCTACACAGGCTCGGGAGCAAATGTAACGCTGACAGCGGAAATGGCGAAATGCGTACCAGACGCAAGCAACCAGGACAAAAATTATTATTCAGATGTAGCCTACGAAGTGACTGCATCAATCTCATAACATTTAAAAAGGAGAAAAGATATGGCAGACGTACAATATAAGAAAGTAACAGAATTCGGTACCACAACCGCTTTGAACGGAAGCGACTACGTGTTTGTAATCGCAGGAGGAACACCGAAGAGAATCACGCTCGACAACCTGCGAACAATGATGGAAGAGAACCAGCAGCAGTTCTTAGACGAGAACGCATTCTGGATTGAAGAGAACACAGCATCAAGCAGGGGATCCGCATACTGCGAGACAGGAGGCAACAGCCTCATGCGCCAGATTTGGCTGTCGAAGATTACGGCAATCCTCATGACACCAGACGGACACTTCACCCGTCTGAACCCGAACGACCACCGCTACACAGCAGACGGAGACCAGGTCGTGAAGGACGGAGCCGTGGTAGCAGCATACAAGAATGCCGATTGGTTCGGTATGCTCGATGGCGGTTATTGGAACTACCTCCAGGAGGTGACAATCGGAGGAGTTAAGCACATCCGACACCACATATCGCTCACACCGCTGCCAGGTGGCTGGTTTACCAAGAACGTCCCTGCCGGCATGTTCAAGTGCACCATTCAGAACGGACAGATGCGAAGCATTCCGTTTGTGGTTCCGAGCGGAGGCAGCAACATTAATCAGTTCTTCAACTACGCCCAGGCACGAAGCAAGAACCATGGACTAGCAGGCGAGCCGTTCAGAAACCTGCTTCTGCAGTACATCATGGCGAAATACGGGTACCGAGACATTCAGAACCTCACAGCATCCGATGGTACAAAGATATTCGGATGCGGTCTTGACGGAAAAGAGAAGAGCGCAACTTCAACATTAGCGGACGGATTCGCAAGACAGAAGAACATCAAGACAGGCGCATGCCTGGCATTGGGCTACAGCGACGGAAAGGTCGCTGTCAAGGACGCAGACAACTTCACATGCCACAGCGTAAATGTTGGCGTATGGGGTGACCCATACGGTCAATATTGGGAAATGGACGGACACCTCTGCTCGGTAGGAAGCGACGTTTATCAATGGGACGACAACTTCATGCCTACAGGTAAACCGACGACGGACACCTTCAAGGCTATCAAGTACAACAAGCTGACCCGAGCAACAACCGACGGACTCCAGAACGTAGATATCAACCTCATCACCACGAAGGGAGCGCAGCACATGAGCTACGTACCGCTTAAGGCGCATACAGGCGTGAGCTACGGAGATAACTATTGGTACAACGCAGAAGGACAGCTGTGGATTGGTGGCGGCTACTCGGTCCACGGTGCGAATTGCGGTCTCGCTTTTGCGGCCTCGAACAACGCCTGGTCGGCTGCGAATGCGACCCTCTCGGCTCGGCTTGATTACCATGGCGACCTTAAAGAGGTCACCTCTGCCGAGCTGAAGAGACTCCTGGCATCTTAAAAAGGAGCAGGAAACTCAGCGAGAAAGACATTTTAAAAAGGGGGCGTGGGGGATTCCCCCCACCCTTTAAATTTAGCCAAGAAAAAATATAGACAAAACCCCTCGCCCAGCTCGTGGCGAGGTAGGCAAAAGGGAAGGACAGCTGTGGATTGGTGGCGGCAACTCGAACAACGGTGCGAATTGCGGTCTCGCTTATGCGAACTCGAACAACGCCTGGTCGAATGCGAATGCGAACATCTCGGCTCGAATTACTTCAACGTTTACGTAACAATAAACGACAACCATAAGGACATCGGTACTGCGTCATGGGAAAATGTCCGCCTTTCCCGAGCCTCGGCAGCTGGTGCATAAGTATAGCCAGTGTTTAGCCGAAACAAATCGAACTTGCGCAGGCAACGTCAAGCGACCTGCCCGTGGTGTTAGTAAATCCGACCAAAAGGGTCGGAAGTTGAAAGCTCTGCACAGAGTGAAGCAAGCCCAACGAGAACAAAGAACGAGCACGACTTGAAAAAAGAAAATTATGCCGAAGAGACAAGGTTACATATATGATTGCACCTGGCAATGGGACACCTTGAAGGAAGCGGACAGGGTCTCGACAAGGCGCAAGAAAAACTACGGAGTGAAGAAACATAAAAAGCAATGGTTGAAAGACCTTGTGGAAGTTCAACAGCTCATCATCGACCGAAAGATCAAGACGGACGAATACCAGCACATGAAGCTGAAGAACGGAAAGAAGGAACGAGACATCAGCAAACTGAACTTCCACCCGAACCACGAATGGCATCAGAGCCTCGTCTTAGTAAGCCACGACAGAATAGAGCGCACGTTGATTTCACACACTTATGCGTCAAGAATCGGCTACGGACAGATAGCAGCTGCGCTTCAAGTCAAGAGATGGCTAAGAGAGAACAGAGAAGAATGCAGATGGTTCGCCCAGGGCGACATTTGCCATTATTACGCTAACATATTGCATGCATTGCTGAGACAGAACCTGGAGCACATCTTCAAGGATAAAGAGTTCATCGACGCATACATGGAGCCGTTCGAGAGATTCACAGATGACGAGAAAGGGATACCGCTAGGCATTCGACCAAGCCAGGATAGCGGAAACCTTGCCCTCACGAGATTCGACAGGTTCCTAAAGGAAGTAGCCAAGGCACACCTTTACATCCGATACCTTGACGATTTCGTCATATTCGGCAAGACGAAGGGCGAGGTCAAGCGAAAGATGAAAATGACAACAGCCTTTTTGAAGGAGCTGGGCTTCGAGGCGCATGAGCCGAAGATACGTCCGATTAGCGAAGGCTTGGACTTCCTCGGTTTCGTTTACTACGAAGGAGGCGACATGTTCTGGAGGAAGAGCGACAAGGTGCGCTGGCTCAAACGAAGAGCCAAGGTCACCAACAAGCGCAGGCTCCACGAAATCGATGCAGCAGCATGGGGAATGATAAAATGGGGAAACCGACATTGCAAAAGATTATTTAAAATGGAAACAGGAATAAATTTATCAGACTTAGGCATCAAGATGCCCGAGAAGAAAGACAAGAACGGAAAGCGAATCATCGACGCACCGAAGATAACGACAGCCGTCATCCTTAACAAGGAGATAGAGGTCATCGATTGGGTGCGAGACGTTGAGACATCATACGGCAAGGGACGATACGCATTAGAGATTGAATTCTACGGAGGCAAGAACAAACTCATTGTCAACAGCCCGAGCATGAAGCAGCTCATCGATGCGTTCGAGCAGGCACGAGTGACAAGATTCAAGGCAGTGGTCATCGACAAAGGAGGCTCGCACTTCGAGTTCAGCCAGGTCAAGATTCTCGAGATTGACAAGAGACCTGTCGCCAAGACAGAAGATGGCAAGCTGATATACACAGACACAAACGAGGTCGTAGATCTCACCAAGTTCAACAATAAAAAAGAGGAGACAAAGCAATGAAACAGAAGTACGGTAACATCAGAAGAGTGTTCATGACAGAGCAGCCAGCGACTTATGACAAGCAGACTCGCATCGCATATATGGACTTCCAGAAGGACTCACAGGTACAGACAACCACCAACAGCGAGACCAGCACCAGCACATCATCCAAGGGCAGCAAGGCGAAGGATGAACAGACAACCATCGAAGGCTTCAGCGGTTTTGTTATTCAGACCGATGGCATCATGGACTACGCCCACATCAAGAGCCAGCTCGTAGAGGCAGCGTTCCCACAGAAGGAAGAGCATGCCCTGGCATTCAACACCATCGATGCGCTGATGAAGAAGGTAGATGGCGAGGAGCTGACAGCAGAGGAGCAGGCAGACATTGCAAGTTACAAGGAATTCGCAGAATACCGCAACATTTGCGCAAACTGCGCCAAAGCAATCCTTAATTCATTGAAAGATTAATTAAATGGAGACCCATCATGCAGAAAAAGCGAACATTCAAGGCAGCATTCACCTGTAGATGGGCTCCTTCAGACGGCAAGGACGGACAGAACGGAAATGACGGTGTCGGCATCAAAACTGCCGACGTCGTCTTCAAGCTGAGCACCAGCGACACACAGCAGCCAGACAATGCAGGCTGGGTCACCCTTTTCTCCCAATTGCAGCTGAAGGAGCGAACCTACGTATGGAGCTGCACCAGGATAGAACTGACCAACGGAACCACGACATATACAGGTAAGCAATGCCTTGGTTCAAGCAAGGACTTCGTAACAATCACCGAGCAATATGCCGTGGGCAACAGCCCAACCACAGCACCAACGAGCGGATGGGGAACCACCTACACGCCAACCAAGGAGCTATGGTTGTGGACACGCAACAGGATGGAATGGAAGAACGGAACCTATACCTACAGCACGCCTTTGTGCGTTAGCTACTTTAGCAAGGACGGAGACCCTGGTAAGCCAGGTGCAGGAGGAGCGGACGGAAACGGCATCAGCTCACAGACAACATACTTCATCGCAACAGACAAGATGAAGGTCGCCTCCTACTCTTCCGTTACAGGCTGGAGCACCACCTTTCCAACGGCAACAGAACAGAAGCCATACGTATGGAAATGCGTGAAGACGACATACACCAAGAGCGGAACAACCTACTCCACGCCAGAACTCATCACCACATACCATAGCGGAGACAACGCCAACATCATCGACAACGCAGCCTTCACAAGCGCAGACAACATGACGGCATGGGCACTCCAGAGCCAATACCAGGCATTAAGTGGAAAGCAGGTACCAAGCGACAAGGGAGCCATTGATCCAACCAACAAGAAGGACAACCGCAACTCCTACCATGACACCTGCAAGGCTACAGGAGCATCCATTACAATGAAGGAAGTTCTACGGCAAGTCATCCATAAGCCAGGTACCATCAACAAGCTGGCAGCAGGGCAATGGTACACGTTCAGTTTTTGGGTGAAGGGAAGGCAAAAAGTTATCCCGATTAACGAGACAAGCAGCAGCTACGGATTTGCAACAAGAGACCTGTACCTCGTCGCAGGACGAACCTACAACATCACCATCGTGGGCAAATGCAGCCAGGATGCCGTAAACAATGGCAAGGAGCTACGAACATACATCTACAAAAGCGATTGGAGCGAAAGCGCATACACATCAACAGACTCCACCATCGTAACAGGCATACGGATGACCTTCACGCCTAAGACAACAGGCGAATACAAGCTGAATAGCTACATGTACAACCAAGACTACCCTCGAACAGGCACGGTCACGGTGTACCAATACGAGATAACAGACGGACTCGACCTCACCACCTACATCTATCCGACAGCGGTGGACACGAACACCAAGATGATTGTGGACGGAACCGAGAAAACAGCAACGCCATCAGACCTGGGAGTTACGTGGGGACTAACAAGCGAATGGAAGAGGCATACGGTAACATTCAAGACCAAGGAATCAATGAACAGCGACGAACAGGCTGTCCTGTTCAGATTGCAGCCGACACCGAACGAAGAGGCATACCGAGAGGTATGGATCTGCATGCCGAAGCTGGAGAGCGGAATGTTCGCCACAGGCTTTGTGGACGGAATCGATGACCTGCGAGGAATACCTGGACTCATCGAGAGGACGAGTGAATGGGCTGCAGGTGTCGAGTTCCACAACGACGAGAACCTGACAGGAGGCATCCGATACCTTGACTTGGTGACCGTCACGAACAACACGACAGGTAAATTCGAGCTTTACCAATGCAGGGTGACACATACGTCCACAGCAGCGAACGCACCGAGCGACAACAGCGCAGAATGGCTAAAGCTGAATCAGATGCGACCAATCTACACGCCACTCATCGTGGCGAAGAATGCCGTCCTTCGCTTTTCGCAGACAAACCGAATCATCATCACCAACAGCAAAGACAAGGTTCAAGGCTGCTTCGGAGGTGTCGAGGATGAGACCAACGGCTACCCTTTATGGATTGGAGCGATTACTGCAGCAGACGCAAAGTTCAGAGTGAAGTACGGAGGAGATTTGTACGCCAAGGATGCCAGCATCGAAGGTCGAATTACTATCGGAGAATTATACTACACAGAAGGAAAGACAGATAGCAATGGCATATACCGAGGATGCGTAATAAGAACAGGAATTTACAAGCTACCAAAACTTGCACAAGGCGAATACAAAGTCTTGAAGATCATAAACATTATGATAACAAGACTTGGATTAATTTTGGAATTAGAAGGAGAGGATGGTACCGTAGGATTTCTTGATGAAGGGAAAGAAAGAATAGATGAGGTACAAGCATCACTCAAATTAGATCCACCATCCATAGGAGAAATTGTAGGCTTTGGTATAGGAAAAGGGTTAAAATATGAAACAATTTGGAAACTTAAATATTAAAAAGGAGAACAGATATGAAAATTAATTTTGAAAGAGTGGAGGTTTTCACGAACCTCGCAAAGACCAAGGCAGCGGTCATCGACATCAAGGAAGGATTCGCAGACGCAATCTACACCCAGGGACAGGGCATCGCCTGCCACGCCCTAGCCATGAAGATTTACAACTCCCATGGGGAGGAGGAGTACAGCGACAAGGAAGCCGAGCTCATCAGCAGATGCTCCGAGCTTTGCACCCCAGCAGTGATGGACGGCATCCAAGCAGCCATCACAAAGGGCAGAGAGCAGAAGGAGGAGCAGGCATGAGCGCAGAAATTCTTCAAGCAATAGCGACCGCCCTCGTTACAATTTTGGGCTGCTTCATGTTCTACGACAGCAAGAAGCGAACCGAGGCTGCGAAGGCATCGCAGGAGGAAGCAAAGGCAACCGCCCAATACGCAAGCGGATGGAAAGACCTCTGCGAGCGCAAGGACAGCGAACTGAAAGCCAAGGACGAGAAGATAGACAGCCTCTACGATGTCCTAAACCAGCACCGAGCAAGCGAGGATAAGCTGAAGGATGAAAACATGGAGCTCCGTCTGCAACTCCAGGAGGCAAGCTGGAACAGATGCATCCGCAACGGATGCGAGCGGAGAAGCCCACCACGCAAGAGGGAACAGGAAGAGGAGAACTACAAAGACAGAACAGACGAAGAAGACGTATGAGACTTACAACATATTTAATGAAACTCATCCAAACCAACAGCGGAGCATCCAGCAAGGCATTCTTTTTGGTAAGCGTGACCATCATCGGATGCCTCCTGCTGTTGACAATAGGATTCGTCCTGCTTTACGAGGTGCTCACCACGAACACCATCCACACCGACCTCATGGGCATTGCTGCAGTAATCGGTGCGATTGGCTCACTTTTCGCAACAGCAGGCATAACAAAAGCATTCGGGGAGAGGAACGAGCCAACCTCCCCAGGTAACAAACAATCCAAAACGGAGGAATAAGCAATGGCAGAAGTAGAGAAATTCGCACCTTTCGTCCTTAAATGGGAAGGAGGTGCCAAGTACACAAACAACAAGCACGACAGAGGTGGAGCAACCAAGTACGGAATCACCATCGCCACCTGGCGTACCGTAGGATACGACAAGAACGGAGACGGCAAGATAGACGAAAAGGACGTGAAGCTCCTCGACGAGGAGGACTTCAAGATGGTGCTCAAGCGCAACTTCTGGGACACCTGGAAGGCAGACAAAATCAAAGACCAGAAGGTAGCAGAGAGCCTGGTCGATTGGGTCTGGAACAGCGGAAAATGGGGAATCATCAAGCCGCAGGAGCTCCTGGGAGTAAAGGCAGACGGCATTGTCGGAGCGAAGACCCTGGCAGCGGTCAACAACTACCCGAACCAACGCCAGCTCTTCGAGGCATTGAAGAACGCACGAAAGGCGTACATCAACAAGCTGATAAAGAAAGACCCAAGCCAGATAGTCTTCAAGAAAGGCTGGCTCAACAGAATCAACGATTTAAAATATGAGGATTAACACCATGACGAAAGAACGAAAGACAAGCATCCTCGCCCTGATCATCATCTGCATTGCATGCCTTTTGGCAGGATGCGCAACGAAGAAAAAGGCAATGACAGAGACGGCAACAGAGCAAGAGACAACGAAGGTGGAGCAAGTGAAGGACACCGCCATCACGGAGACCTACGACACCACCAGGATCACCCAGAAGCTGGTACCCGTTGAGATTGCGGTACCAGAAGCCAAGCTGGAGCGAACCACCAAGGACACCACGTCGGTGCTGGAGACAGACCTGTACAGATCCACCGCA